TCTATGCCTACTAGAGAAGGTTCTTTTACAGAAGATGAAACAAAGGATGAACTACAGGATGAAGAGCTTAAATCTCTCATACAGATGTTTGTGAGGAAGAATCTTGAAGGGCAATCAAATGCTTACATCACCAAACTTTTCAAACACAAAAACACATTCCTAGCCGCCACAAACTCAAATTACTGTGAGAACCTGCGAAGAGAACACAACTCAAATCATGTGTGGTTTATTATTAGTGGTAAACTAATCATACAGAAATGTTTTTGCCGCTGTGAAACACTCAGGGGAAGGAAGGATGGATTCTGTAAAGACTTCTGTGGACGGAGACATGAGTTACCGAGTGTTATTGTCAACAAACTGTATCCCAAAAAGAAAGAACTCCAGAGTTGCCCAGAAATCAAAAAATTCGTTGAAAAGCCACAACCTAAACAGATCGAGGCGAAGCCCCTGTTGCAGAGATTTATACAGAAGATCATGGATGGACAGGCGGACACGACAGTCGTAAGTGTTAAAAGAAACAAAACGAATCATGTGGCGCTTACAACATCAACCTATTGTGAATCCATCCGAGGAGATCACCCAGACAATGTGATGTCTTACATCATAAAAGGCAATAAAATAACGCAACAATGCCCAGTTTGTAAAGGGAAGAAGAATAAGGCTAGAACACACACGATAATAGACAATAATCTTGTAAAACTACTTAAACAATAATACGCAATACTACCTAAAATGGTTGTATTAGTTACCCGTACTCGCTCAGGAAGGCAGATAAAGAAACCTGTTTTATTTCAACCCACTGAAACAGTATTAGAAGATGATTATGGAACAGATGAACATGACACAGATATAGATTCGGATATCGATACAGATGATGAACTTTACGACGACGATGATAGCGAAGAAGAATATGAATCAGACGCAGATGAAAATGGTAATCTCAAGGACTTTGTAGTAGATGATGAGAGTGAAAGTGAGGAAGAAAATACTTAAAAAAAACCCCTTCTATATTAGAAAATGGAAACTGATATCGGTAATCCCATCGAGTATAACCCCGTTTTGGAAGATGTTCCAGAGGAGAAAGATGAAAGTAATGAAAAATCCACTGAGGAGTATTACTTTCATCCATCTGAATATCCACCACCACCACCTTATCAGAGCCAAGAAACGTTTGATGTATTCAAAAACATTGATAAGACTACATGGATTCTTATATTCGGTGTATTCCTACTTGGCTTTTTTATGGGGAAAACCATGCAGCCAGTGATTCTCAGGTACACCTGAGTAAGGAACAAACTTACCTATGTTACCAACCTTCGGGGGTATAAAATGATTGATAAATGGATCTCTGTATGTATCCTCGATAAATCCAGCAGTAGTACTGGCTTCGGGTTTATTAACCTTTTTCTTTACCTTTTTGTTTTCTGGACCCATCCCTCCAAAAAACAAAATGAAGAAAGCACTTACGAGAATGATTGTTACGATAATGCTAATCATTTAATATTAGTTATGAAAATTATTTACTTGGAAGAAACTTCGGGTTCACCCTCATCCTTAGTTTCTTCGATCTTGGCCTCTGTGGAAGCCTCCTCCTCCTCCTTAATCTCACTCATCTCAGCGGCCTTAGCAGCTTCCTCACGCTCCTTCTGTCGCTGCTTCATTTCCTCCGCAACTATAGCATCTGCCTCCTTGACGAGATCCTCCATGTTGGCATCTGGCTTCTCCTTCTTAAGTCGCTCGAGCACCTCGGCTGGGTGGGAAACCGGGGCCTCGTCGGGCTTGGTGTAAAACTTGGAGTTGTCATCACCAGGTGCGAAGCCGGTCTTATCTCCCATAGCTTGCTTACGCTCATTAAACATTCGGGCAGCCTGAGCCTGATTCTCCTTGTAACCAGTCATAATCTCTTCAAGCTTCTCATTGGTATAATGAACATCCTCAATCTTCGAAGAATCAGGAGGGATTAGAAGCCATTTGTACATATCTACCACGTAAATATCAAAAGTTGGATCCTCCTTCTGAAGACGCTTTGCGTGGTTAGCAGCCTCATCGCGATTAGCAAAAGCTCCTCGGATTTTTATACCAAACTTGTCATTCTTCTGTGGGCACTCCGGGCCAACAATAGAAAGGCATGCGAAAACCTGACCAGGGACAGTAGTGTAATCTTGTTCAAGAGACATTATAATAATTGAATGCTTCTAAACTTTAAGCCCTAAGTAAACGACAATCTTAAAGATTATATTCATAAATTAAGAATGGAAGAGATTCGAAAGAATCACAACGATGCCAAGAGGGAACTCATTCAAAGTGTGACAAAGAGTGGTCATCACATCCTTGATGTTGGGTGTGGCTTTGGGGGTGATTTACAGAAATGGCATAAGTGTGGCGCCAATATAAACATGTGTGACCCAGAACCCTCAGCTCTCGTTGAAGCCAGGTCTAGGGCTAAGAACATGCACATGCGTGTAAACTTTTATGAGGGTGATATACACAACTGTCCAAAACGAAAATTTGATGTTGTCTGTTTCAACTTTTCACTCCACTATATCTTCGCCACAAGAGATCTCTTCTTCAGTTCCATATATGAGATTAAGAAGCGCGTAAAACCAGGTGGACTTTTGATTGGTATTATCCCAGATTCGGAAAAGATCATCTTCAAGACACCGCTTCAGGATGATATGGGGAACTTCTTCAAACTCAAGGATCATGGGAATGGTGGGTTTGGGGAGAAGCTTTTTGTACACCTAACTGATACCCCATACTATGCCGAGGGTCCGAAGGCTGAACCAGTCGGGTACAAAGATCTTTTGGTGACCCATCTGGAGGAGCTTGGTTTCAAATTACAACTTTGGGAGGGTCTCCAAGGTAACCCAATCTCAGAGTTGTACAGTAAATTTATCTTTGCTTATAACAGATGATACCTTTTATCGTATTGATCGTGATCAACCTAATCATACTTTTCATGATCCGTGAACCAGAGAACTTCACTGAAGTGAAAAGGAGGTATCGTGTTCTCAGAGAACACATCAAGAAAACGAACAATGAGAAGTTTAGTATGTTGGTAGACCCCATACCCTTGACGGCGCTTAAGATGATGTACGGGACAGTGGGCTACAATGTTAACAAGGGGGCTGACATAACTATATGTATAGATGGTGATGTCAATGAGATTATGCACGTTTTAATGCACGAGCTTGCTCACAGGACGGTACCTGAATGGACCCATTCCGAGAACTTCTGGAACAACTTTATGGAGTTGAGAGGGATATGTGAATCTATAGGGATTTACAATAGATTACCAGACAAGACCAAATTCTGTGGTCAATACATTCAGGATAAATAAAATCTCGTAATATGATAAATGCAAACTCCTGTTAATGATCTCTTAGCAGCGATTTTTTCTTGGGTTGTGTTCTACGCCGTTACACAAGTCCCCAAGCACACTGATAACTACTATACTAACCTCATCTTCTTAACTGTTATCATTCCTAACGCCGCTCGCGCCATCGTCGGTGACATTCCCCGTCTTGCAGTCGATCGCTCTTTCTTTGCCATGACGACCCTTTTCGCGCTCATCATCACCTTCGCTATTAACGAATGGTGGAAGCGCTCCAAGGATACCGTAAGGAATTTTCATAAGAGCGATAGAAGGAAGCATTTGGAGTTAAACGCTGTTTTAGCTGGTGCTTTCATTGGTGGTGCTTTAATCACCTACTTCACTGGCATAGATAACTCGATCTATAACAACATGATGCAGGCTTAAGCCTTGATGATGTAGCTCTTCGCAAAGAAGAAGATAATAGCAGCCACAGCGCCAGTAGTGGCTAAACCAACCATACTTCTACCCCCTTGTTCGTTAAGGAACTTGGGGATAGAAGTCGCAAGACGATCCTGAATAGGCTTGCTGACAGCAATGGCGGTACAAGCAGCTACAATGAGGGCAGTAAGCTGATCATCGGTGAGGTTGAGAGGATTTTTGCTCTCAGGAGCCTCCTCCTTAGTCTTGTTGGGGGAGGGATAAGCAGCTTGAGGTTGAGCAGCAACCATTTGGGGCATAACACCCTGTACCCTGGGATCCTCAGTAAGCGCGGGGGGCTCCATCATCATAACGTCATTAATAGGAGTAGAGTCCATAGTGTCTTTATTTGTACTCATATTTTTTTCAGGTGGTTTAAACGCTGTAGAAGGTTTATCTTGTGTCTGTAATGGCACCATACCCTCGCCATCATCAAATAGGTTCATAGTGGGGACGTGTTCAGAAGCCATGTTAATATATTCCTATGTTTTCTTAAAGTTCTAGTGACGCGCCTATTTCTTTTTAGTAATCGTGAGTTTGGTTTTCTTCGTTGCCTTTTTGGCGTCCTGCTCCGTTTGATTAACGTGTTTTGGATTGTACATCTTCTTATGCATACTCCACAATTGAGGACTACCAACTTTGAAACCCTTCCTAACAGTTGCTTTGTACCAAAATACACAATCCTGGATCTTGTTAGACTTTACTGTATTGTCTAACACGAGGCACTCATAATTTTCAGTACAGGCATCCATTACCTTACAGAACATGTCAAACGAGGGGAATATTCCAAAAAAGGATTTGTAAAGTTTCTCTCTATTTTGAATGATATTCTCTCTCAAGATGAAAACATAATCAACATTCGCACGAAGTGCTGGGGGTAAGTCCATAACATATTGCATAGTCAACATAAAGAAGATTTTCCAATGTCTTCCATTCATGAAGCACTGACGTATACAGGTATCTTTAAGGAACTTTGAGTCATACATACAGTCGTCTAAAAGCATGAAGGCGCCACAGTTAGTTTTACCCGCACCGACCAACTTTCTCTGCCGAGACATAACTCTTTCTATTGCCTCTCTATCGTAGTCACCATAAATGAATAAATCTGGGATAAAGTCTGAATAAAAATGGTTACCCTCTTCTGTTCCAGACAGCACTATTCCCGCCGGGAGGTGTTTCTTATGGAACATAATATCTTTGACGAGAGTTGATTTACCTGTGTTACGTTTCCCAATGAACACACAAACCCGGTCATCACTAATTGTCTCAGGTTTGAACTTCCTCAACTGAAGATTCATTCTATTATAGCGTTTCGTTTTATTTACCAAAATTTTACTCATATACAGTAGGAATGGCTGGTCGGTTAAGACTTGCTACAACAGGAATCCAAGATCAGTGGTTAACTGGTGAACCACAATTTTCATATTTCCTGATGAATTTTAAGAGACATACCAAGTTTTCCTTTGACTATGTAGAGAGTCAGTTTGATGGGAAAATAGATTTTGGTAGTCTTCTCACGTGTAGGGTTCCTAATGACAAGGGAGATCTCATAAAGAATTTCAACCTTAAGGTTACTCTCACAAATCCAAATCCTAGTACCAATGTGTGGTCTAAATCAATCATAACACATATGATTGACTATGCAGAGCTTGTAATTGGTGGACAAATTGTACAAAAGATTACAGGGGAGTACATTTATATGTATCAACAGCTTCATAGTACAAATGATGATATTGAACAGACTTTGTACTTCTTAAATGGACATGGTAATATACTTGCATATACCGGTGAGTACTCATACTTTTTAGACTTGCCATTCTATTTCTATAGAAACCCTAGTCTATCTATACCAACGTGTGCCCTTACTAAACAGATCGTAGAGATTAGAATCAAGACGAGACCACTGAGGGAACTTATTCATTACGGTGCACCCGAAACCATAAACGCTTCTATAAAGAAGTTTGCACTTGATACGGAATTTGTCTACTTAACTGATGATGAGAAGGGGTTTCTGGTATCTAGACCAATTGACTATGTCATCACCCAACTTCAAATTGCCAAGTTCAAAATGAACCCCGGTGAAAATAAAAAGTCTGTGATGTTGAAGTTTTCACACCCAGTAAAAGAACTCTTCTTTGTATCACAGTCAGAGGATTCAGTCCAAAATAACTACCCAAATCAGTATAACACTATTACTAACGCTGAACTTCGATTCAATAATGAAGTCGTCTTCAATAGGAATAACCTATTCCTGACGTACGAACAACCTCTCAAACATCACATAAACGCTCCACAAGCGTCTAGCACCTCTAAATTTGGTATGTATTCCTTCTCCTTACAACCAGAGATGTACTATCCAACTGGGCAAGTGAACATGAGTCGCATAGCTCACAAACTGTTTACAATTGAGATTGATCCATTAACCACAACGGACTACAATAACACGCGGGTGTACGCTATAAATTACAACGTACTCAGGTTTGAGAGTGGTTTAGCCGGTTT